TCGATAAGGTCATGGATGTGATGCAGCCTCAGTTCGAGGATGAGAAACCTATCAACCCATTTGACTTCTGGGGTGGAGCGAACTTCAAGTTGAAGATTCGTAATGTTGAAGGTTATCGCAACTACGATAAGTCAGAGTTCGATTCTGTCACCGAACTCTTTGAAGGTGATGAAGACAAGTTGAAGAAGGTCTATGACAATCTTCATGGATTGAATGAGTTCATTGATCCATCTAGTTACAAGTCTTACACTGAACTCAAGAAGAAGTTATATGAGGTACTTGGTGAAGAAGATGTAGCCAACACCTTTTCGGTAGAACAAACTACCGAGCTCAATGAAACCCGTGAAGAGCGAGTGGACGCACCCGCACCCAAGAGCGAGGATCAGAGTGTTAGTTCATCAAGCAATGATGAAGGTGAGGAAGACACCTTGGCATATTTCGCCAAGTTGGCTCAGGACTAACCGGACTGATAAACAAAATAGAGGGGCGATACTGGAGAAATCTGGTATCGCCTCTTTTTTTATTAGAAACCGTATGCCCTAGTAGTCAATGGTCTTGTCAAAATATTTGACTCTTCTGGATGCTCACTGCCGTTGAATGTAGTGTTACTGTTGTTCACTACTGTAGTTTGTGGAGCTCCTTCTCCACCGGATACTATAACAGGTGCTGGTTGTGATTTTGCGTCAGCGATATTTGACATTCCAACTTCCATTTGAGCGCCAGTATTGTTTGTTGGTGTTTCCAAAGCCGCGTCAACAGATTCACTTCCTTCTCGTGCCATCCGATCCAAACGCTCTTCCGGTGACTCTTTAATTGCCAGTACATTCTCCTCCGCTTCCGCTTCACCCCCGGCTGGTACGGGAGTTTTGAAGGAATCTATTGTGGCATCACCAGCATTAAATACTGTTGCAAATCCCTCTTTGAACGCTTCTATCGGAGTTTGTCCGCCAGGTAGTGCCGCCTTGAGGGCCATTGCAGCACCTGCAGCGACGGCCACCGGAAATGAGTAAATCTTTTTGAAAATTTTCAATAACCCGAGACTGATATTTTTAAGAGTATTACCAAAACCAATATTACTAACTGAATCTGAGAGACCCGAGAAGAAACTAAAGATCGCATCCGTTACTTTAGTAAATAAACCACCAATGAGTTCACTGAAACTGAAGGAGTCAAGAATCTCGGAAAAGTTCTCAAATCCAAGTTTTTCAGCGACCCAAGATACTGCCGATTTTAGAAGATCTAAAGGCATACCGAGCAAACCTGTAACCAGACCTCCGATTCCACCAAGGAGGCCTCCAATCAATCCTGCGATAACTCCTTTATCCTTGTACTGTTCAAATCCAGCGAAGGCTCCCTTTACGAAATCTACTAAACTGATTATGATAGTGAATGGAAGAAAAAGTTTACCAAGAGTCCTTCCAAGGTTAAAGAATGTTGGAAGAACCTTTCCAAACATACCGAAAAAAGTTTTAAGTGGTTTGAATATTTTCATCAATCCACCGCCGCCGCCTGGAATGACTTTACTGATTAATCCACCAATACTTCCAAACGCTTTTGGTATCGCTTTGAAAATTTCCAATACGGGTTTAGCATTCTTTATAAACTCCTTTCGAAAAAGTTTTGATTTTACTCGAAGTATTCTGAATAACTTTGTATTTTTAATAAAACCAGAAATAGACCCAATGAAACCTTTCAAGAATGTCTTAACCGTCGTCAAAGGGCCCTTGCCCCTTTTTACAAAATCGCGAAAAGTTCGGCCGATCCCCTTTAAGCTTTCTGTAAATCTAAGAAACCTCCCCTGTAAAGTTTTAAAGGTTTTTGTATTGAGTCCGTAGCTACTTTTGAAGAACCTTAGTAGTGGTTTAAACAAAAGTTTGTTAATACCTTTAGTAAAAAACTTTAGAATGCCAAAAATCGACTCCCCAATTCCGAAGGCGAGTCCTACTGTAAGTCCGGTTATCGCAGATGTAAGTACGCCCAACAAACTCGATAAGTCGGGTATTTTAAAACCACCAGATTTAACCTTCTTATCCTCTTTCTTCTCCTCTTTCTTACCATCCTTCAGAGCCTTCAACAACTCTCTACGATTTTCTTCATCCTGAAGAGCATTACCCTTAAAGAAGTCAATCAACTCTCCCATTTGATCAACCAAAACGTCAAACCCTAATAGATTTATTTCTTTAAGCGACTTGATTGAATTGGTTCCGCTGTTACGTAACAATTCTCCTTCTCCTTTGAGTCTCTTAATAATTCCTGCAAATGATGATTCTTCAGCCATTTTTCTTTATTCTTTCGTTTTCTTCTCGAATGTAATCTAACAACATTGAAACATATATTTGCCTTTCCCAAGGAATCATATTGTCGAGTTCAGTCAAACTATACTTGTGATGTTGCATCATCGAGAAGTTAGTTTGATAGTGGTTCGCTAAGGAGTCGTGAGAAAGGCTTAGGTAAAAAAAGATTGTAGACCACTCAATTCGTAAGAATTTTTATGACCACATTTTTCACAGGTATATTCAATAGTGTGTTTGAGGGTTGGTTGGTTTAAAAGGTATTTTTGTATTTTTTCTAAATGTTGATGCGTAAGTGAATCTACAAAAGTCTCTAGTTCTTTCTTTGAACAAGTAGAAGCACTGTAGACATTATCAGAGTCATATATAGAATCAATTGATGAGATCAACGCCTCAGAAATGACATCTTTTCCCTTTGCCTTTGTAACATCAGAGAGGTTGATTGGTTTTAATGTAATCCCCACCGAATCGGTTAATTCAATGTTAGGATCAATCTCCTCGTCGGGAAACTGGACTTCAACGTCTTCAAGATTCAGTTCTACTTTATTATATTCTCCACACTCTTCACATTTGAGTTGAAAGGATATAACTTCTCCCACACTCTTTGATCTGATCTTAAGAAAGATGTATTCAAGATCATACATCGGAATCTTATTAACATCAATTTTTGAAAATGTGCAGGATTCAATAATATCCTTTACTGCTTGAAGTATCTGATTTTCACTTTCAGACTCTTGAGCAATGAGGAGTATCTTCTCTTCTTTTACAAGAAAAGGTCGATACTTAAGTTTCTTTTTTGTCGATGGTACAACTAAATTGTACGTCGTCGTTTCTAATACTGGTAATGGCATAATCTATATTAATCTATTAAGCACGCCTCCAATTACATTTTTAACACCACCGATGGAGGAGGCGATAGATCCTTCGGTTTCATAGTCTTCATATGTCAGTGTGACATTTAATTTTTGGGTTTCAGCCGATGCGTTACTCAATTCAATTGTATTGACTGTTACCGGAAAAGCGTTTTTTAGCTTAACACCGTACACCGGAACATTCCTTTGATTTAACTGTTGTATTGTTACGTCGCTAACGTATTCCTTTTTGTATGCAACATTATATGTTTCGGAATTGACGATCATATCAAGCCAACGATCAAAAAGTTTCTTCATATGATAATCGTTGGTCAGGTGAAATACAAAGTTCACATCTTCATTAAAGTATCCTTGAGGAATCTTTACATTTTGACGATAATTCAAATGTTGTTTCTCCAGAGTTTGTATCTGCCGGCCGGGCAAAGAACAGCTCTCACAAAGAATAGCAACGTCTCTTGGATCGTTTACGAATTGTCCTGCCCCAAAGTTGCCACTTAAAAGGTTTGATGCCGCATTCTGTAAATCCAAATTCAGAAGAGTCTGAGAAGGTGGATTCATGAAGATCGCAAAACGATTCGCCGGAGCCAATCCACTTCTTCGACTGACGACTGCCTTGAAGTCGTCGATTGTGGTTGGACTTATGAGACCTTGAACTTTGTTGACTAAAGACATTATGCTATGAGTTTACGTGATTTATTCCAGACAGTTTGTCTCTTGTTCTTCACAAACTGATCGGTTGGCATGAAGAGTGCGGCTTCCCATTCGGTTGCCGGAACTTCTGATACTCTCGATTTGATTTGTGAGGTGAGATATCTTTTGAAACACGGTTCGAACTCTTTGAGTTTCTGAGCTCCGGACAAAAGACCATAGGATAGTTTAAATTTTGTACTTCGATTGTATTTCTTGTTGGTCATATAATCTCTCAACTTGTCAAAAAAGATCGCTCTTCTCTTTGGGTCAAGATAGTGAAGATTCAATCCATAGAAACCCTTTGGTGCTCTATCGACCATAAGGATGAGCGGAAACTTATCGTAGTATGGAAGACTTTCTTTTGTTTTTGGATCGTAGAAGTACATGAACATACGACCAGTAAGAGGTTTGTTCACTTTGATCAAATTCTCGTCTTTCAGTATTTTATTTCGATTGATTGTTGTGATACTACTAAGACGCTTTTTAAACCACTTCAACGACTCTTCGGTTCGAGGTGTAACACCTGAACGAAAAGCATCTGCTTGAAGTTTGTCAAAATGAGATTTGGCCATGCATCTATTTATATGATTAGGTCAACAATTTTATACCCATTCCCTTCAAAGTTTCTTCAGTCCAAATTTGAAAAATCAGACCTCGATCTGCACAATATTCTTCGGCAGCCTCCCACTTCGAGGTGTTTTTGATGTAGGTCATTACTTCGTTGAGGTAACGTTTTGTTTTTTTACGTGATTTGGGTGGGCTAGTCTCTTTTTTTGGTTTGATTTCGATTAAATACTCCTTATCTTTTGTCTTGATGTAAACATCCGGAAAGTATCTATGGAGTTTTCTGTCTGTTTTACATCGATATGGAACGATAATCTCTTCGCTAGACCATTCCAAAACATCGGGATTTGTGTCACACCACTTAAACACCTGTCTTTCCCAAGAGGATCTATAAATAACCTTTGTGGGATTGCCCTTATACTTGTTGGGGGTTTTTATTTTATATCTTCCTTTGTAAGTCATATAAATAACAACAATAAACCTATTTATTTATGGCAAATCCAATTAGACTCTCCAGTATAGGAAAACAAGCAAATGCGTTAGCAAGAAACGCACAATCACAAGCTACTTCTTCTATAGATGCTGTAAAATCTTCTCTTGGGTTCGGTAAAAAGAACTCGGCGGCCAACTATCTCTCGTCTCAATCTACGGACTCCTATGTTTTTCCAATCGATTTGAGAGGCCAACCAAATGTAAACACTGTAAAATTTACCGCCTATGATAAAGGAACGGATGGAGTAAAACAACATTCTATCTTTTTTCCATGTCCGGCAAACATATCGATTAATGATTCTGCAACATACAATGTCGTAGATCTTGGTACGATAGGTGGTGCTGTCTCTTCGGCAATGCAAAAAAGCGACAGTCTTGAGAGTTTTGCAAAAAATATCGCGGGTGAAGCAAATACCGCAAAACAAAATTTTAAATCTGCTCAGGTTTTGAACGCTGTGGTACAGAAATCTCCACTATTACCCGATTCGCTCAAGGGGACAGGTAAACTTGCAAGTAGGTCACTCACCAATCCGAATAGTAATACAACCTTCAGTGGAAACGCCATTAGATCATTCACCTTTTCATTTAAGATGATTGCAAATTCAGCGGACGAAGCAGAATTGGTTCGGAAAATTCATTCAAAGTTTCGAAAGTTTGCTTACGCAGATGCCGCAGGAGCATTTCTAACATTTCCACCAACTTGGACTATTACCTTCTATAATGGATTGGGAGAAGAAAATGAATATATTCCCAAAATATTTTCGTGTTATCTTGTGTCAGTTGAATCCACTTTAAATTCTACAACAAATATGTTTCATGCCGATGGAGCCCCTCTTGAAGTGGATATTAACATTTCATATCAAGAAACAAGAGTTCTAAATCGACAAGATATAATGAATTTAGAAGAAGGAAATCTTGGAATTAATAGAGGAATTAACGAAAATGGTGTACCAAAAACATCTGGAATGGTCGATCCAAATACTAAACCGACTGAACAACTTGGGGGGAATGACTAATGGCGTTTTTTCGACAATTTCCTAAAATACAATACGATCTTCAGGAGACTAATGTTTTCGCTGATAAAGTGGATATCTACAGACATGTGGATGTTGATACATTACGAGCCGATGATATTTCAACCTATCTTTTTTACGATGTGAAAGATGGTGAAAGACCCGACGTAGTTTCCCAAAAACTTTACAATACACCTGACTACTATTGGACATTCTTTATCATAAACGATTTTCTTCAAGATGGGTTTAATGAGTGGTATAAATCATATAACGATTTTCATCGCGGATTAGAACAAGAGTATGGCGATCACGGAGCATTCTTGTTTCTCCCCAACCTTGCCACAAGTGCAACAGAAATATCAAGTGCGAATAGTCCAGAGGACAATACACGAAATATGCTCAACGGCCTCGATCTCAACTATGATTATTTGAGATGGGTGAAGTCTGGAACTTCACCAGAGGACACCGCAAAGATTGAACGGTATGATGATTTTATGTTACAACTCATAACCCATGAAGCCTCTTCAATTAGTTTCTACGATATTGATGACAGTCCAATACCAACCGAAACATATCACTTTGGATTTTCTTCTACCGCAACGCAAGTTCAGAAAGATGCTTGGTTGAAAATATATACGGATTATCTTAAGTCCATCAATGCAATTACTGCGGATGTTGATACTCTCCTTGAAAGCGATCTTTCTTCATACACCTATACACCACTCAAAGGGTATGACGAACTATTGAACGCTCCTTACCGATTTACAACAATATACAACACGATTGACTCTCCCCTTGCTGCGGATTCTCCAGAAGAAACCAGTTACATCGGAACTTACGATGCTCTACACGCCAATCGTGGTGTAGGAAGTATAAGTAATTTTCAAAGTTGGTTTGAATATGAAGACGAAAAGAATGAAGATCGACGAAAAGTAAGATTTGTAAGACCAGAATTAATTGAAGACTTTGTTGAGGAGTATGTAAACCTGATTAATTCGTAATGGCGATTATAGGAAAGAATTTAGAGAAGGGTTCGAATGAGGCAGCAATTCCTTCTGCCTATAAACTCGAACATATCAATATCACAAATTATAGGGGTGATACTTCTGATATTAAGAACTTGGCTGTTAAAATGGAGATAACTGAAAGTCTCTATACGCAGTCATTGTCTCTTAAACTCACTCTCAAGGACAGTACAAATTTAATCGAAGAATTTCCGATCATTGGCCAAGAAAAGGTTGAAGTAATAATAAGTTTTAAAAGAAAGAAAAATCCAAAGAAACCAGAAAAACCGGATATCAAAAAGATAAAACTTAACTTTTACATTACAGAGTATCCTACGTATGGTTCTACTCCATCGAACTTTTATGTTCAGGTTATCTCACTCTTTGGTATTTCTGAGCAGTCATACATTTCAAATCAAAAGAAGATATCCAGAAAATATATCAACAATACTGCTACTGAAATAGAGAAAATTCTCACCGAGGAACTTGACTTACCATCAAACAAATTTAGAAGTTCGGAAGATGCGATTAGTTCTTCTCGTGGAATCATCTCAAATCAAAGGCCTATGGATGTGATTGAATGGTTTCGAAAACAGACTTATTCCGAGAATACATTTTCTCCATTCTTTTTCTTTCAAACACTCAACGGAAAGTTCAAACTCTTCTCACTTGCTTCTCTCATTAGTGACGACAATAAAGTTCTTGATAGATACAAAGACTTGAGAGATGTCTTCAAAGATCCAAATACTGTCGAAGATTTTCGTCAAAGAGAAGAAAGAATCTTAAGTGTAAGTTCTGATCTCAAACTGAATAAAAGTATTCAATCAAGAAGAGGAGCCTTTGCTTCAAAAAATAATTACCTAGATTATGGTAATAAGACTTACACGAAATTCGAATACAATTACACAAAAGACTTTTTAGATAAACCTTCCTTAGAGGGAAAGAAAATATTGTCCGATGAGTTTTTGATCGGAGACGATAAACTAACAGATTTCACTCAGGCACATTGTGAATACATTTCTGTCAACTCAAAGGCATTTGACGGAAACACTAATTATAATGATATGAGCAAAGTATCTCGTCACTTTATTAACGCATACAATGCTCTGTTCAATACATTTACACACGATATACGATTAAACGGAAACTTTAAACTCAACGCCGGCCGAAAGATAGAGTTAGAGTTTCAAAAAGCAATAGATCCTTCTGTTTATCGAGATTTTGTAAAGAATCCAAAATCAAATCACAAAAACGAATTTCTTTCGGGTAAGTATCTCATCACTTCGGCGGTTCACGAATTTGATAATGACGAGTATCATGTCAATCTTCGAGTCAAGAGGGATTCTTTTTCAATTGATGTTTAATGAGTAACTACGGAGACAGTTTTGTCGGTGGCAACTTTCTTTGGTTCACCGGAGTAATTGAAGACATAAACGATCCCGAAGAAATGGGTCGTTATCGTGTTCGTTGCTTTGGTTATCACACTGAGGATAAAGGTAAAATTCAAACGGAAGATCTTCCTTGGGCGAACGTAATGATGCCTGTTACGTCGGCTTCGACATCTGGTATTGGTCATTCCGCAACTGGTCTCGTTCAAGGTTCTTGGATTATTGGTTTCTTTCGTGATGGTTCGAACTTACAGGATCCAGTTATTATGGGATCTATTCCATCCATGTTTGAAGCACGGCCAGAATATTCTCAGGGATTTTCCGATCCGGATCAGGTTTATCCGCTAGAGGATACTCTCAGTAAACCAGATACTCCTCAACCTGCTCGAAAGGATTACAAGGATTCCGCAGTCTATAAAAGCAAAGCTGCTAGATCTATCACTTCCATTACTCCTACCGGAGATGCAGATCCTTGGTCACTCCCATCTGGAAGTAATATTGCTCCCACATATCCTAAAAATCATGTGTATCAGAGTGAATCTGGTCACGTTTTAGAGTTTGATGATACGAGCGGAAAGGAAAGAATCTCAGTCTTTCACAAGTCTGGATCTTTTGATGAAGTCAATGCGGCCGGTGATCGATCTATTGTGATAGTAGGAGATTCTTATGAAGTAGTTATTAAGAATAAGAATATATATATTACTGGAGACCTAAACTTAAATGTTGATGGTAATATGAACACGAAGATTGCAAAAAATTACACTTTAGACGTAGGAGAAGAAATGAAAGTTACTGTTGGAGGATCGCAGACAAATACAATCGGAGGATCGCAGACAATTACCGTTGGTGGTGATCAAACAATGAGCATTACCGGAATTCAAGATATAACTGCCACCGCAGGGACCAAAATCAATAACAACGTTGATGTAACCGGAACTCTCACAGCCACAGTTGATGTGAAGGCAGGGGGAAAATTAATTAGTCTTGTCGATCACAAACACCGTGATAGTGCTGGTGTTAAGCCAGGTATCACTACGAAACCAATTTAATAAATTATGCCTGATTTAAAAGTAACAGACGATTCGCCACAAAGAGTTGCATACGTTAATGACAATTCTCCGGAGACTTCGGTATACACTTTACCAAGAGTTGCCGGTTCAAGTGGCCAAGTAATTGTAATTGACGCCAATGGTGATTGTAATTTTCAAAATGTTAGTTCGATTGGTGGTTTAGGTTCAATTGAGTTTAGGGCTCTTCCCTACTATGATGAGGCTGGGACTGCTGGTTCAAATTCACCAGCAGATCTTTGGGATCCTACCGGAAAAAGTATTACTCCCGAAGTCTATTTTAACTTAAGTCAAGTTAGTTACTCGGCGACGCCAACCTCAAACACTTGGAGATATAAAAATGGCTGGAATGGTGGACTGACTTTTACTGGTGGTACACAAAATACTGGAGTCACTCAACCAGCTTTAGAGTTTGCTACATATGATGGAACGACTTTAAATCCTCAAGTAACTGGAAGTTTTATTTATAGAGACGCTGGAGGTACTGATTATGAATTCGCATTTACGGTAAACTGGATTCTCATTCAAGAAGGTGCTGCCGGTTCGGATGGTGCTGTCGGAATTTCTGCAAGGGCTGTAAATTTAACCGCAACTGATCAGACTATTGAATACGATACAGATGGAACTAATCCGGATCCTTCAAGTGTAACCATAACCGCTACTGCCGTAAATGCCTCTGAAAGTGAAGATGTCTATTTTGAGTTCTTTGTAAATGACGAAAATCAGGATGTTTCTCCCGCGGCCGCTGGAGACAATTCACCATTTACAAATTCCTTTACTCTTACTTCGGATGCGACCATTGGTAATCCCAAAAAGATTGAAGTACAGATAAGAGAGGGATCTCTGAGCAACCCAATCCTTGCTCGTGATCAAATGACAATCTTTGGTTTAAAACAAGGATCGGACGCAATCACAATTAGTTTTACTAACGATGGCCATGTGCTTCCAACTACGTCCGACGGAACTGTCGATTATAGCAATTCCGGAACTGATATTGAAGTTTTCGAAGGAACCAATCAATTAGTTTACGACGAAGATTCTCCACATGCATTATCTAGTTATCGTGTTACCGCTATCGGATCAAATGTCGATGTAGATTCTTCGCCAACATTTGATTCCGAATTTCTGACATCACCCTTAAGTCTATACTCACCAGAGGTTGGATATGTGAGAAGATATGGTGAGGTACACAATATGTCAGCTGATAGTGCTTCGATTGAATTTACTATTACAATAAGAGATAGTGAAGGTAAAGAAAGGATTTTCACAAGAAAACAATCTTTAGCAAAATCACTTCAAGGTGCTGAAGGTTCTTCAGGTCAGGGCGGAAGAACGGTAAGTTTAAGTGCCGGAGATCAGATATTTGAATACAATACGGCCGGGCAAAATCCGAGTCCTGCAAATACTGTTATAACTGCTCAAGCATTTAACACCGAAGAGTCTCCAATTGGCGACCTTTTCTTTCAGTTCTTTGTTGATGATCAATCACAGGATTCTCCGGCAGATCTGACGGGTGATAATTCTCCTGATATCGCAACTTTTACATATACTCCACGGACAGATATTGGAGATATGCCTGATAAGATTGAGGTTGAAATACGAGAAGGAAGCGCCAACGGGCCCGTTATAGCAAGGGATCAGTTCACGGTGTTTGGTGTACAACAGGGTTCAGACGCTATTACCATTGCGATGACCAATGAAGGACACACTGTTAATACAGGCCCAAGCGGAGATTCTCCTTCTACGTATCCCGGCTCTGGTACACAATTTAATGTGCTTGAAGGAGCAACCCTGCTAGAATATGATAACTCGCCAGCGTATGATAATGGTTCTTTTAGAATAAGCGCCGATGCGAATAGCAATATCACAATTGGTACTGCTACTACACCCAATGCCACCACAAGAGAATATGGTGATCATAGTGATATGGTAAACAAATCCGAAAAAATTGTTTATCAAATTACTGTTAAAAGAGCAGATAGTACAGAACAAACTTTTACTCGAACACAATCTCTTTCAAAATCTATTGATGGAGCAGCTGGTGCAGATGGTGCATCTACATTTTCTTCCTTTCCACATAGTACAGGTGCAGCACAAGTTGGAGGTTCCGGACTTACATTTATTTTAAATTCAACTGATGGTGTTCCTAATAGTAATGCTGGTGAAGTTTACATAAAAGGAACTACATTCATTGATGCAGCTGGTACTGAAAGAACTGGCCTAACAGAACATTATGTTGCTACCGCATATGGTGAGGGAGTGTCTGGAGTTTTCTTCTTGATGTACACCAATACCGCCGCAAGCACTCGTTTTGGTGGAGATGAAAATAGTCCTGAAGTAAACGGTATTGCACACCAAAATATTGTTGGAATACGTTCAAATGGAAGCAATGGATATGTGCTTGTTGACAATATACAAAATGATAACGTCGATGATTCACCACACGCCAACCAGATAATAGACTTTCAATCAACTGACTGTATAGTTGCGGCAGTTGAGGCCTCTGCAACGACGGGTGGTATTACAAGGATTCATTCTTTTCTACAGGGTACAGAGGGTGGTAGTACAAATATTGTATTTCAAAGAGCATCTTCTGCACCCGCTTCTCCTTCACCCTCCGCCGGAGTGCCCTCCGGATGGTCTGACTCTCCTCCTGCTGGAACAGATTTATTATGGGCAGTTAAAGGAACAAAAGCAGTTGGTGCCAGTACATTTACTTGGGGAACAGTATTTCAAGTAGAGGGAACAGCAGTTGCAGAAGTAGCAATTTATATAAAAGCTTCTTCAGCTTCAACTCCAACAGGTGGAAGTTATAATTTTACAACAAACACATTAACTGCTCCAGCTTCTTGGAGTACGAGTGTTCCAACTTTATCAGCAGATGGTGATAAAGTTTATCTTTCTGTAGGATTATTTACAGGATCTCCAGAACAAACTGCGGCAACTACAACTTGGTCAACACCAGTTATTTACGCACAACGAACAGATGGTGCGACTGGTGATCCAGGCGATGATGGAAATGATGGCGCACGAAAAGTAAATGGTATACTTTTCTGGTCTGATGCAACTGTTGTTGGTACTGCCACGGGTGGCACATCGACAACATTAACAGACACCGCTATAGCTCAAGATTTATCCGTTTTTGATAGTAGTAGTAACTACAGATTGTTGAATACCACTGACACCACTTCGGGTATTATAACCGGATCTTCCAATGCTGACAACTTGACTGCCGGAATCAATTTCGACGCTGGTGAAGGATATATAATTCGTCCAGAACCAGATATTGGTACAGCCGCTGTCTATGATTTTACAGATGATTCCTTTGATCATTTGGATGCTCGTTGGAGTTTAACACGACCCGAAGTTCAAGTCAACAAATCCTACGAAAGATATTGGGAAGTCGCGTTTAGTGCGGCTGAAACTCTCGACGGAAATGGAGATGGAACCGGCGAGGGCCCCATTACATTTGGAACTCCTGTTCCTTCTATTCGATTTGGAGTAAACATTGAATCTGATAATTATAGTGCTGGAGTATCGGGTTGGCAGATTCAAAGAGATAGTGGTGACGCCGAGTTCAATAATGTAACTGCTCGGGGATCCTTGAAGGGTGGTAAAACCGGCCCAAGAGATTATATCAACTATAACTCTCCGTTGGATTCTCCTCTACCACACTCCGAAACAGGATCAACACTTAACACGGGTTTTTATCTTGGGCCTGATGATTTACCAGCAGGTTCGGGAAGTTTCGATTTTATCATAGGTGATAGTACAAATCAACTTAGATTTGATGGATCAAGTGGAGAGTTGGATATTCGAGGTGCGAAGTTTACAGTCGGTAGTGGTGACAATCAAGTTACAATAAACTCCAACCAAGTACAATTAGGCGAAAATTTCCTACTTGATTACGATTCCAGCGGATCGAAACATAGACTTATAATGTCTACTGCTTCTTTGATTCCCGGCACTTCAATTCCCGCCGCTTCAAACTATACCGAAATCACGAATGCTGGCATAAACCATTTTTCCTATACTGGGCCCAGTCTTCAGTTCAAAACAGAAATATCGGGTAGTTCAATTACTCTTCTTGATATAGGCTATAGTCGAATCATCCTAAATGATGAAAGCCTAAGATATTATGAAGGAACCGCTCCAAGTGACACTCTTCGTTGGACTATTGGAGATTCTAGTGTAGGCACAACAAATGCTAAAGTCACAGGTGGATTGCAAATCACTGGCGCTATCATTGACTCAACCGGAGATGATGGTACTAGTGGATACGTTCCAACTGCCAATGGAAGTGGTGGATGGGCATGGGCTGCACAGACTGGATCTGGTGGAGGTGGTGTCTCCGGCAGTGGTACAATCGGCACCATGCCAATATGGACTGGAAGCACAACAGCACTAGGTAATTCTAATATATCATTTAGTAGTGACAATATGACTGTATCAGCGTCCGACTCGTCTGCGGTGCTGCACACCTTAGAGAATACTGATACTAGTGCTAGTTCAAATATTACATTGAGATTGAGCGCCGGCACTACCGATGTCGATCTTATCACAACTCGAAATAATAGCAGTACAACGAACGGTTACTTTGAACTAAAGGGTACTGCAAACGCAGCAGGTGGTGCTTACTATAGTTTTGATAGTCATACAATCAGATCTAGTGGTGGATCAACTTATGCAACATTTGATTCCGCCGGAGATTTTGCGGTTGATACCGATACATTGTTTGTAGATGCATCCGCTGATCGTGTTGGCATCAATGATTCAACACCTTCTTATTCATTGGATGTTAATGGTACTGGACGTTTTACTGGCACGCTTACAACCTCGGGAGGAATAGATGGACTAACGCTATCTAACGGAATCAGCGGAGTTAATTTCAACATCTCGGGAGTCAATCAGCTCTCAATCAATGATCCCGGCGAGGGTATCGTTTTCGGTGGCGGCACAACCACCGTTACGCTGGCCGCCATAGACGACTCCACGGACTCGATCATGAATTTCGACAACGCGACTGAGCTTCGTCGCGATGGAAACAAGGTTTGGGATGCCGGCAACGATGGTACAGGTTCTGGTTTAGATGCAGACACGGTTGACGGTTTGCATTCCGATCAAGTGAAAATCAAGGACACTCGGGCTGATGGAGATGTTACTCCAACCAATTTTTCCGATAACATAGCCTCATTTTCATTTACCGACGACATAACTGGTTCTTCAAACACATGGGATTCTCTAATCACGATGAAGGGATGGCAAAGTTCGACCTATCGAGCTTGGCAGTTAATATCTAACTCCAGCACAAGTGGCAATACAGATACAAGTTTGTATTTCAGGAGCGGAATCGGATCGAGCTGGGGATCTTTGGAGAAGGTGGCAACTCTTATAAAAGGAACAACTAATGTAGCACTTGGATTCAATGCACTTGATAGTGAAACATCGGCAGGGGGATTAACTGCTATTGGTCACAATGCACTTACAGGAAACAACTCGGCTGGTCATGCAACTCAGGGAACTTTAAACACCGGAGTCGGATATGAGGTCTTAAAAGATTCGGCTATTGGTTACTATAATACGGGTGTTGGGTATCAAGCATTGCTTTCGGTTGACGCTGGTTTTTCGAATGTTGCTGTTGGAGTAATGGCATTACGTTTTGATAGTGCTGGAACAACCAGTGGATACGAGAATGTTGGTGTAGGATTTCAAACGGGTTATAGTCTTACAACCGGATATCGAAATACGATCATGGGTCACATGTCTGGCTACGCCATGACATCCGCTTACGAAAATGTTGCGATTGGTTATGACTCGGGTGGGGACATCACGGATGGTATTCGAAATGTTACGATTGGAACACAAGCGGGTCGAGTCATAACGACCGGAGACTACAATACTCTTATTGGCCGTGCCGCTGGATACGATCAAACGACTGCCAGTCACAACACCGCCGTCGGAGCGTCTGCCGGAGAGAATATGACAAGTGGCGGCAATGTATATGTTGGATCGTCAAGTGGTGTAAATGCGACGAGTGGTGTCAACACTGCCGTGGGTTATCAGACACTGGAGCAGTGTACAACCGGATCGCTCAATACCGCAATCGGTTATCGAGCAATGGATACTCTGACAACTGCGAGTAACCACACCGCCGTCGGAACTTATGCAGGTCTTGGTAGCGATCCGAGTACCGATGCCGGAAACGTCTGGGTTGGTTACGATGCCGGAAACGGCCCGGTTGGAACTTGTACGGGAATTGCCAATATTGGTATTGGTTATCAGTCTATGACGAGTCACACAACTTCATCAGCTGTCATCTGCGTTGGATACCAATCTGGATTATATCTACAAACCGCAAACGATTCTGTTGGAATTGGACGCAACACGTTGCAGGGTGAATCCTCTCGACTTGTTACAGGAGCGATTAATGTTGCGGTCGGGCCATATGCGCAGCAATATGCATACACCGGAACTGGTAACACCTCGATGGGTCGAATGGCGTTGCGAGGAGTTAGTGGAACTGGAGTAACCGGAAATTACAATGTCGCTTTAGGTTACGAAGCCGGCCAAGATGTCACTAGCGGATCATACAACGTGATAAGTGGTTATCGAGCCGGATATAATATCAGTTCAGGAGGGACGAATACCGCGATAGGAACAGAAGCGATGTTTACGGCCACAACCGCCGAAGCAAACGTCGCGGTTGGAAGACAGGCTTTATATGCTTTGACTGACGGACTCAACAATGTCGCTGTAGGTCGAAACTCACTCGATTCAACTACGACCGGAGACTACAACGTTGCGGTTGGTTATCAAGCCCTAGATGATAACGTAACTGGAGGCGCTAAAACTGCCGTTGGGTATCAGGCACTTCAAAATGATACCGGAGCTTCGTTAAGTACGGCGGTGGGTTATCAAGCACTTGGAGGTCAAACCACCGGATTGTACAATGTTGCGATTGGTCATTCTGCAGGCGGATCGGTTGCTACTAATGGTGACAATGTATTCGTTGGAACAACTACCGGAATTGCAACCACTGGTGCAAGTAACACAATGGTTGGATTCCAAGCTGGATACGACCAAACAAGTGGTTCAAACAATCTTTTGCTTGGACGTTTTGCTGGTAGATCTTCATCTCCATCGGGTACAATAACAACGGGCAGTAACATTGTTTGCTTGGGTGACAATAGTATCACATCTATTTTTTGTGCGGATACGACAATATCATCATCCGATTCACGAGATAAAACGGATATTGAGAATTTTTCAGCGGGACTAGACTTCATAAAGAAACTTCGTCCAGTTACTTATCGTTGGGATAAGCGATCTAACTATCTTACCAAGGATAATGATGATCTTCTTTCGATTACGCCTGATGGAACTCATAAAGAATCCCGTCAACATCTCGGTTTCCTTGCTCAGGAAGTTGAACAAATTGAAAAGGAGTTTGGTTATAGCGAAAGTAAAGACAGCCAACTCGTAGTAAATACTAATGAAGATGATACTGCGATGGGTATTAAGTATGAGAGACTTGTTCCGGTTCTAGTCAACGCAATCAAGGAACTCTCGGCCGAAATCGAAAATCTTAAATCACAATTGAATCAATCATAAAATGCCAGAAATAATACAATTAGATAGTCCGGAAGGATCCACAAAAACAGTATACACTTCTACGGAAATACAAGAGATGTATAATAATGCCCTCCATAGTGTTACTACTATTAA